GCCACCACCTCCACGGAATAGCTGACAGGCACGTCGGCGCCGGAAGCAAAGCGAAGAGCCTCATGGGAGGCCAAGAGCGCTTCAGCATCGCGCTGCCCTTCCCCGTTGAACCTGAGGCCGGCGAAGCAGAGATCCTCCGAATGCATGGCGTCGTTGTCGGCGAGGCCGTCCTCGGCAGGATCCATCTCCCGATCGTGCTGCTCTTCCAGGTTTTCATCTGCAACCGTGTCGTGCTCACGGCAGGTGATCTGTTCGATCCACGTTCCTGGCTCGTCGTCGATGTCGTCGGCCTCCAGGTCCGGCCCAAAGATGAGCGGCATCTCTTTCCCGAAATGCCCGCTGCTCGTCCAACCGAGCGATGGTTCGAGATCGGCATCGCCGGCATAGCAAGCCTCGTCGCCTTCGCGGTCGTCTGTGTGACCTCCCATATGAAGGCCTGCGAGGTAAGGCTCGAGGTCAGGATCGCCGTCCATGTCGTCGAGAAGGTTCACCAGCCGCTCGATCGTCGTCGCGAGCTGCAGCCGGTCGCGGGGGTTCACTGTGATGAGGATCGGGCTGGCTTCGGGCAAAGCTTCGCCGCCCGAGGTAATCGGTTCTTTCATTCTTCAAGCTTTCAGGTGATTTCTGCCGCGTCTGCCGCGGCCTGCTACGCGACTACGGCTACTCGACTGCTCGGCTCAGCTTAAACCGGCCTTTGATGAAGTGATGGGTGTAGAGGCTTGCCGTGACCAGCTTGCACTCGGTGGCAAAGCGCTCGAACGTCGCCGTGACGTCCTTTTTCCAGTAGACGGCATAGGTTGAGCCTTCAGCATCAACATGCTCATTACGCACCATCCCGGCAGGCTTCGGCGCGTAAGGCGACTGGCGCATGACCTCGTCTATGATCCGCTCTGACAGGCCGAACATCTTCCTGATGCGCTTGCGAAGCCGCGTCATGGGCTCCGCAGCCGTCGGGCAGGCACTCATGACCGAGACGGACGCTTTAAGCTGCTCGACATCGGTACCGATCGCCTTGATTGCTGCATCGTGCACCGCTTGGAGCCGCTGTTGTTCTGCCAGCATCGTAAACGCGCTAGCGAAAGCCTCGGCGGTTGTTGGCAGGCGCACCGGCTGCGCCGCTTCTAATTCCTGCCAGCGATCGACCAGCCGAGCCGTGAACTCCGGCGACAAGCGCGCCACGACAACATAGCTGTCGCGTTTTCCTACCCGGTAAACCTCGACTGGACGAGATCCAGCTCCATCGTGGGAGGTTTCCACCATTGGTGTAAAGCTGATCAACCCGGCTTCAAAGAGCCGTTCCATCGTCCGCTTCACGCTGTCGTGGCGCGTCTCGAGCAACTCCGCGATGTCGCGGCTGGACATCGTGGGTTCACCGACTACCGATCGGATGGCGAGGGGTGGGTAATGGGCTGACATAGCTACCTCGTTCGGATGACGAGGAGCATATAGACATAATCGCTATATTTTGGTCAAGAGGAATATAGCGAAAATTGCTATGCGACTGATTTAACGTTCATGGGCATTCTCGACATCGTCAAAACCCCGAACGTATCGACTTCCAGCCTGCCAGTCTCCATCCCATTGAACCCTCGGAGGTTCACCACGCGGTTAGTAGCGCCATCCGAAGCGTCAGTCAGAACACCGATAGCGTGGTGGTACTTGCCCTCCGTGAGGGGTGTGCGGACCATAACTACTCTGCCTATGAATCTCTTCGGCGGCGCGACAGTCCAGTGAAAGTGGAGAAGGTCACCCTTGTGGAAAAAGGGCCCTAGTGAATCGTCCTGAAGTTCAAACCATGAGCCGGTTTCAGGGATATCAGATACTCGCACCACTGGACGGTTGTCGGCTTCAGTAGTGTGCACAGTTCGTCCGTCAGCGACGGTGCCGTAGATCGAGTAGTCGTGTTCTATTGGAGCATCCAACAATGCGATCTTTGGGACGCCCAAAGCTTCGGAGAGTTTCCGTAGCCAGGTTCCGTTGAGCTCAGTGACCCCGCGCTCAATTTTGCTGATCGTTATCCAGTGAACTCCAAGCGCATCGCCAAGCTGCTGCTGGGTCAGCCCTTTGTCTTTTCGGATCGACGCTATTCGGTTCGGCGCTTTTTGCTTCATTTAGCGATTATGGCTTAGTCGCCCATTGTAGAACATATCCAAAATCGCTATACGAAGTTTGATGTGGATATAGCGTTAATGGATATGTAAGGACATGCATCAAACGACCATGTCGCCCAAACAATGGCGACTCAGCCGCCAACTTTCCCAAGCAAAGGCCGCTATCTCTCTTGGCTATGGCGGGAAGAACCCCGCTCGCGTGTGGCATCGCTGGGAAACGGGCGAAGGAGAACCGCCAATCTCGGTCGTCGTTCGCGTAGAGATCATGAGCGATGGGCAAGTTACGGCCGGGTCATGGCACGCGGTTCGCCAGGGCTACTTGTCCCGCAACCGGGAGCGCGTTGTTCCTTGACCTCTCCCTTCCCCTTCATCCGCACTGCGGACGGCACTTTCATCGCTCATGATCCCAAGACGGGCCTCGCCGCATCCGGCCGGAACGTCGATCAAGCTGTCGCCGAGCTGCGCCGGCTGCTCTCCGAAAGGAGGACGGCAGCGTGAGGCGGGTAGACGGACACTACTGGCTGCCGATCCTCCCGAAGGACATAGCAGAGCAAATCGACGCCCTGCCGCCAGGCATACGCGACGACCGGGCGAAGTGGCCGAAGGAGCTCCGCGAGGAATACAAGCGCCTGCACGCTTATTTCACGCGCTCCAAGGCCGAATTCCTCTCCTGGCTGCGAAAGGATCGTGACTCGCGGATGACTGCGACGGCAAAGGAGATCACCCGGTTTCTGGTCGAAAGCCTGAACTTCGATACCGGCCGCTGTGACCCGTCGCACCAGCTCATTGCCGACGAGCTTGGCTACAGTGTTCGCACCGTCGAGCGGTTGGTGCCACGGATTGCCGAGTCAGGCTGGATGGCGGTCACGCGCCGGGGCAAGACCTCGACGAACTTCTACCGGTTTCGGGTGGCCACGGCCAAGGTCAACGCTCTCCTCGACCTGTCAGAAACCTTGCGAGAGCGCCGCAAGAATGACCGCGAGGAAAGAAGACGGCAGTTCCTCATGCGCCGGAGTGACCCGACACGGATGGCGGATCACTCGACAAGTGACCCGACAACGATGGCGGATCATGAACCGACATCCATGACGGGTCATGAACCGACACGGATGTCGGGTAAACCTTTGAATAGAACCCTTGGAGAAGAACCTCTGAACGAGGCTCAAGGCTCTGAGGGTGAAGGTGATGCACTACATGCGGGACACCACGAAAGCCTGAAGCCCTTCACCCCTCCCGAAGACGATGCCGACGTCGAAGAGATGGTGATGTCGTGGCTCGAGGGATGCCCACCGCGGATCGTGCTGCAACTGTTTGACCATCTCCGCAACCGGCTCATGACCGGCGATTTCACGCCCGCCGAACTCACTGACCTTATTCGGAGGGCGGCATGACAGACGAACAGCTGGACCTTTTCGTGTGGGCTGAGCACCGGCCGACGGCCGAGGTCATCAACTTCATTCCCTACGTCGTCCGCCAGATCATCAAGCAGCGCCATCAACCTCGCGTCGAACGCGAAGGGCGTTTGGTCGATCTGGCCCCTCCCCCTCAACCTGACAAGCCGAAACGGAGAATCGCATGACATTCGGCGAAGAACTCAAGCGCGCTCGCGATGCGATGGGGCTTACCCAGCAGGACGTCGCGAATCGGCTCGGGGTAACGATCCAAGCGGTTTCGCAATGGGAGACCGACAAGACCGCACCGGAAGCGCAAAACCTGCTTTCTGTCCTCAGGTTGCTCGCGCTGATCCCCGAGAACTTCGATAGGCACAGAGTCCGACGTCCGACCGCTCGGCAATCGAAGTGCTTCCCTCCCAGCTGCAGATAAAGATCGAGTTTTTCGATGGAGGAATCTCGATCGATCAAAGCGGCGGGGCGGACGGCGACCAGTCGCTTTGGGTGGCCGGCCGCGCGAACCTCGACCTCCTAATCTCTGCACTGCAGAAAGCACGCGAGACGATGCAATGACGGCGCTCGTCCCCATCACGGCCGGGCAATGGGTGCTGGCCTTCGTCGAGCACTTTGGCCCTGATCCGATCTGGTGTTCTCTGCCCAAAGCTCTTGAGCGATTGCAGTTCGGCGGATCCGGTTGGGATTGCCTTCGGGAGCCGGCGGACCAGTTCGAGGTGCTCCAGGTCGAGCACATCATGCCGAAAACGTTCCGCTCGGTGGGTAGTCGGCGTCGCTGGCGAAATCTCGTCGTCGCGTCGGCTGACACGTCCGGCGAGATGCTGGCGCTGCGGGACAAGCTGTTCGCGATCGGCTTCGCCGCGGATCGAGCCATCCGGGAGGAGACGGCTCGCCTCGTCGCCGATTTCGCCAAGAAGACCAGGGCCGATGCACTGGCCAAAGTCCACGCGGCGCTGCCCCATATTTTCGGGAGGGCCGCATGACGTACCAGTTCCCCGAGACGCTCGCTGCTCTCCGGGCGGAACTCGTCAACCACGGCATGGACGTCACTGCGTTCAAATCCGATCGCCAAGCGGCGTTCATGATCCAGCAACTGCTTGGGACGCGTTTCAAGTTCCCTCCGAAAGGGCAGAGCTGTTTTCCGGTCCTGCAGCGGCTGGAGACGGCCGTCCTCACTGGAAACGCTTCCAGTAAGAAAGCCGTCCCTGCTCGGAACGGTTTCGCATCTGCGGACGATGGGGCCATCTCGGGAAATCCCCAGATGCGGCTACCTGCCAAGCGCGGCAAGCCCTCACGGCCGAAATCGCGACGTCCCGTCATTGGCTCGGCGACCGGCTTCGACGCCGGGCTCGTCATCTTCTGCGACGGCGCATGCGAGCCGAACCCCGGCGCCGGCGGATGGGCTTTCGTAGTCTATCGCGATGGTGTCGAGATCCATTCCGAGCATGGCGGCGACCTCCATGCGACGAATAACACGATGGAACTCACAGGCGCCCTGATGGCGCTGCGCTGGTTTGCCGATAGGGCTGTCGTCGAGCCTGTTCGGCTGCTGTGCGATAGCCAGTATGTCGTGAAGGGCTGCAATGATTGGCGGCACGGATGGAAGCGCAAGGGCTGGCGCCGCGGCGTCGAGAAGGAGTTGGCGAACGCCTACCTATGGCGCGACCTCGACGAGGCCCTCACGCTCGTCCCGATCACGCTGGAGTGGGCGAAGGGCCATATCGGCACGCTCGGTAACGAACGGGCTGATGAATTGGCCGCACTTGGCCGTGAGACGCTTCTGGTACCGGTGGCTGACATTGTCGAGGAGCAGCTTCGATATGCGGTGTGAAAGGAAGCAGGCCTTGAAGAGCAAGGACAAATTTAAGCAAATGGCGAAGCGGGTCGCAAAACCACGGCAGGTTTGAGGAACTAAAGTAGAACATCTGTAAAATCTGGCGTCTAGCGCATATATTCTAGTGCACACGTTTACGTTGAGCGATTCGTAGGAGAGCCGCCGAATGAGCATAGCGAATCAGGCCGTCGAGGCCTGCCGCACGAAAGCCCTGGTTGCATTCCCCATATTCGCTGAGCAGCCTTCTGAACAATATCTACTCCGCTGGCGCCAGCACATTGACATTACTGGATATCCGGAGACCTTCGAGAATGTATCTACGACCAAGCCGGACCAGCTCGAAAACATCGTTCTATTGTCGGAGGAGATAAGTGTTCCGGTAGCAAAGCGGGAAGGTGGAGAAATGATCCCCTGTCCCTTCTGCTCAAGAGATAGCCCTAAGTTTAAGCGCGGGCGGATGGCTTGGTTTCCGGATGAGAAGACAACCCGTTTCATAGGACCACGATGCGCGCAAACGCATTTCGGCGAGAACTACCGGTTTGCTGAGCGCATGTTCGCGCGACAGGACAAGTGTCGACAGTATCTGCGCCTGTGGAAGGAATTAGGCGACCATCGGTCGGATCTCGCCGATCTAGTCGACACCATCCTCACCGCTAGTGGCGATGCGCAGTATTTGCGGGACCGCATCGAAGAGGATGCTCCGGGCTTCGGCGAGTTTTTGCATCGGGAGCTTGCGCAGACCAAGGGCGCGTTGAAGGTCCTGGAGGATCTCGGCGGTAAAGATCGGCTCGGCAACGCTGTAATGCAGGAGAGAGTGATCGGGACCGCCAGCGGATTGCTCTTCTTGGCGGAGGGTGCCCAAGCACATCGAGCGGCCAAGCGCGCAAAGATGGTTATGAGTTTCCTTGAAAATCCGTTGCCGGCCTGGGAGCCCTCGACGCCGGAACATCCGGCGACTGAAGAGGTGCTTCGTGTTGGTAGGGCCGTTTCAAAAGCGCTGAAGGAACTCCCCCGCGTGCGGGACACCTTGAAGGATGCCCAAGACTTTATCGAAGCCAAGAACATTGCGAACATTCATCGGTGGGGGAGGAATCCGCAATCCGGTTTCGGGTCATTCGAAATGCGCCGTGACGGCAAGCAATTGTTCATCCGGGCCACCACCTTCGCAGGGAGATTTTACGCGAACGTCTTGCTCCCTAAGAAACTGTCGGAGCCGATCCCGGCTAACGATCATCCGATGCTTACGCTCATTACTGGGATGGCCGTATGACAAAAGGCACCAAGTCAAATCCGCGGCCGGCAGCAATTCGTATCATGAGCGGTAAGCGGATAGATCTGAACGATTTGCGGCGCCGCAGGGACGCGAATGCGGCAGCCCGAGCAATCGCCCCTTCAATTGAGGACACGCGTGTTGCCGACGCTTGGCAGCGAGAGGAAGCCCGCGCCGAGCACCAGCGCCAAACTGAGCCAGAAAGGAAGCGCATTACGAAGCTTTTGCAGCAAGACGGCGGGAAGAGCGGAACGAAGATTGCTCGCGTAAAGATTGCCGTATCGGCCGAACGAAAGGACCGGCAAAATTTCCGCAGTCGTCCGGGAACCTTCGAATGGCGATATGGCCGTAACAAGCAGGATGCTTTGTTCCACGCGGGCTCATTTCTCGCTCAGCTTTGGGAGCGGGCCGGAATCACTGTGGCGAGCCCCGCCGACTTCCTGCGCGGCACGCGCTCAGGATACGCCACAGGGATTGCAGAGGGGCGCGTTGTGGCGATCGATAAGCTGAAAGGCTTTCGCAATACCCTAGGGACAGTCCCATCCTCCCAACTTGTCGACTATTGCGTGGTAGGGCTCACTGCTACGGAATTGGCGCACAAATATGGCATCGGACCTCGTGACATGGCCGCTGTCTTGCACCATCACCTCATAATTTGCGCGAAGCACTTCGGAATTATGTAATCTTATGCGTAGAATGTGCATTTACTTTCGTCGCGAAACCCCCTATGTAATTCTTATTCGCAGAGATGCGCCTAAAGCCCGCGAGAGTGGTCGCGGGTTTTTTATTGGGATGTTCACCATGGCCCGACCCAGTTCCAGGCCGGAAGCTGAGGGCTATCGCCATCTCTACAAGGATCATCGCTGGTGCGGCCCTGGAGGGATCAGATATCAGGCCTTAGTGCGAGATCTGTTCACCTGTCGGCGGTGCGGCTGCTTCCTAAACACCAGCAACCGGCATCATTCGCAAGCGGCCGTGGTCAATCACAAGCGACCGCACAAGGGCGATCCTGCCCTGTTCTTCGATCTGGAGAACACGGAAAGCGTATGCAAGGCCGACCACGACGCTCTGATCCAGCGTGAGGAACGGCGAGGCTACACGATTGGGTCGGATATTAACGGCAAGCCGATCGACCCGCAGCATCCCTGGAACCGCTTCAGTGAGCGGCAGCCAGTTTTGGATCAACAGAAAATTTGCAACCAGGACTAGACTCTACCCCTGTGCTTCGCTTTCTTCGAGCGGGTGCAGGGGGGAATTTTTTTGAATAAGATTGCGCACTACAGACGGGCGCTTTGGCTGAAGCCTGGCGGCCCCACTCTTGAATCCGTGCTGAAGCTTGCATTGCGCCAATGCCCGACCCCAGCTTCCACGAAATTCGAGTATAAGTCGGATTCCGATGCTCACATCGCCGATAGATCTCGCGTAGGAACCGGTATCTTTCTCACGGTTTACAAGGAAGGTCGCCCAGCCGGTACGATCGAAAGCGGTGGGCGTACTGTCAGACGTCGAAGAGCCCCAAAAGGCGAAGAATTCCTTCGCACAGGTATCTACCTGACAGTTGTGGGCAACCACGTCGGCTACGTGGCGGATGGTCATACAAACGACGGGCAAATCACTGGCCTGTTGCACAAGTTTCTCGAGCACGCAGGTCGACCGGACCACGAGACTCAGTTTGCGCTTCACGCGCGTGGTGATCGGAAGCAGATACGAAAGCTATTGAAGGCTGGCGTTAAGTCAGTTGATCTGGGACTGTCCGCTTTCCTAACCACGGTTAAGGATGCAAACTCCGATGGAGGCTCGTCGCCTTTCGCTGATGCCTTCGGCTCGGTATGGAAAGCGATAAAGGCGGTGGGGGCTGCCTCCCCAAATGCGGCCGAGTTGGATGCACTGAGCGAAATTGAGGCAACCGTCCACCTTGGCTACGACGGGCGCACTGCCAACCAATTGGTACCGCAAATGCTGTCCAAGATCGCCGCTGGGGTGGCCACCTCGACAGACGAGTTTCGAATTCTCACCCGAGACGGGAACCTCATTACCAGGACGGATTTGGTAATCAAAAGAGAGGTTAGTATCGCAGGTGATGAAGTGGCACTGGACACGGCTAGCGCATTTTCGATCCTCTCGGGAGTGATGAAAGAATGGAAAGCAGCTGGCGTGTTCGACTACTGACCATTCGCAATTGGGTCTTCATTGCTGTTTCGGTGCTGGCTTCGATCAAAGCGGGAATGGCCTCTGGAGATTTGCTCGCTGCGTCTGATGCCGCCCTTGAAGGCATTCTAAGCGTGTTTTCGATATTGGCAGGCGTCCTTGTCGCTGTGATCTCCATCATTGGGGATCCGTCAATGCTTCTAACCGGGAACTGGCGGCTGGGTTATGTTCATGCGGAGCAAATCCAGATTCGATTGGCACGCTATGCCCATGTCATTTTCATCTATTTTCTGGTCCTAATCTTGGTGCTCGTATGCATGGTGATAAAGGACAGCAAGATCACGGGACTTGATTTCACTTTCCAGGTCCTGACCGGCCTGACTGTGTTCGCCCTGTTGGTATCTCTACCTATTCCTTACGGCCTAATGAGCATCCAGAGGGAGCGCATGGCCGAAGAGGTGAAGCGCCGGAAGGCCACACCGCAAGGCTAGGTTAATCTAGGGGGTGGGTCGAAGGTGTGGGCAAATCGCCCCCAAGACCCGCGCCCCCCCTCCGAATTCACCGAGACCGATTTCAAACATAAAAGTTGAGGGCATCCCCGTAGGGGATGACGTGTCATGAGCGTGGTCGGAATCGACGGCACTGGCGCCATTGTCGTCGAGCCTGATTGGGAATCGCTGTTTTCCGACGTGCTGGAGATCGCGTCTGCCAAAGAGCACTGGCGCATCATCACGTCTGAACTGAAGGATCGGCAATTGTTGGCGGCCGCGAACGGCCATTCCATCCAGCGCCTGGTCTGCGCCTACCTGATGTTCGACCGCATGTATCGGGAAGTTGCCGGGAATGGCGTAGTTTCCAAGCCTCGCCGTGGGAACTCCAAGGCCATTGCGAGGGTGAGTCCATATTTCACGGCCATGCGGGAGGCTGGTTCGGACGCAGCTGCGCTGGAGGCCGAGCTAGGCATCTCGCCGCGGCGTCGCGGTTCGGCGACCAAGGCAGAACGCAAGCAGCGCCGCGAACGGGCATCTGATGGCTATCTCGGCAAGGCCCACGGCTGACGACCTCGCCACGCTCTATGCCTGCGATGTGCTGGACGGAAAAGTTGTAGCTGGCGAACTGGTCAAGGCGGCCTGCGCCCGCCACCTGAAAGACCTCGATAGCGGATCGGCACGCGGCCTTTCCTTCGAAGTGGCCAAGGCAAAACATCATTGCGGGTTCTTCCCTGCCGTTCTCACGGTGACGGAAGGGACAGCGGCAGGAAAGCCTTTCGACCTGTTGCCGTGGCATGGGTTCGTTGTGGCCTCCCTGTTCGGCTGGCAGCGCTCGGACGGGCTTCGGCGCTTCCGTATGGCTTGGCTGGAAACCGGCAAAGGGCAGGCAAAGTCACCGCTCATGGCCGGCATCGGCGTGGACATGATGGGATTTGCAGGCAAGGAGCGTTCCGAGGTCTACGCTATTGCCGGCGACAAGGATCAAGCCAACGTCCTGTTCAAGGATGCCGTAGCGATGTGCCGGGCGAACTTGCCGGATCGGGAGGAACACGAGTTCGAATCGCTGGAAAGCCGTGGCGATGTCGTCATACGCGGTACCGGCGATCACGCCTGGAAAATCGAGCACCCGGCGACAAGTTCAAAGTTCATGTCAATGGCGTCGGTGGATTCGATCTCCGGTCCTCGTCCTTACGCGGTATTGGCCGATGAGATCCACGAGTTCACGACCGCCTATGCCCTCCAGATCTGGAAGGCGGCGATCGACAAGATGAGCGGTGATCCGCTTATGGTTCTTGGTACCAACACGCCGGCCATCAGTCAGATTGTTGGCACCGAATATTCGGAACTGTTCCAGAAGGTGGTGACGGGCCAGGCTGAAGATGACAGCCTCTTTGGCTTCATCGCGCGGGTGGACGAGAAGGACCGCGAAAACGTCTTCGACAATGAGGACTGCTGGCAAAAGGCATTGCCGGCCCTGGGCATCACCTATCCCGTCGACAACGTCCGCAAGCGGGTGAACACCGCCAAGCTGATGTTGTCGGAGGCGCTATCGACCAAGCGGCTTTATTTCGGCATTCCGGTCGGAACGGAAGGGTTCTGGACGACACAGGAGGCTTGGGAGAGCTGCCAGGGTACAGTGGATGAGACGGCGATGGTTGGCCTGCCTTGCTGGCTCGGGCTCGATCTGTCGAAGAAGAACGACCTCACAGCCTTGTCGGCCTGCTGGCGCGGTGTGAAGGCCGGCAAGCCGCACCTGTTCGTCAAGACCTGGTACTTCACCACGAAGGCAGGCATCCATGATCGCAGCCGCGACGACAATGCGCCTTATGACCAGTGGGCTGAGAAGGGCCTGATCGAGGCAGTTCCTGGAGCCACCATTGATTACGAGTTCGTCGGCGCCAAAGTGAAGGCTCTTGCCGGCAAGCACGATATTCAGTTTCTGACCTTCGACCCGGCCAAGATCGGTGATTTCATTGACGCTTGTGGCCGGATCGACCTCCCGGTGTGGAAATTCGAGGGGCCGGACGAGCCGGAAGGGATCGGGCTCAAGCTGGTCAGTCACGGTCAGGGTACGCGCATCGTGTTTGTCGAGCGGGCGCTATGCATGCCGAAGTCTATCGAGAAACTGGAAGACGCGATCCTCGACGGCAAAATCACTATCGACGCCAGTCCGGTGACGACAATGTGCGCCTCGAACGCGATCATCGTCGCTGACCCGATGAACAATCGGGCTTTCGACAAGCGCCGCTCACGGGGGCGGATCGACGGCATGGTGTCCATCGCCGAGGCGACGGGAGCGGCGCACAATGAGTTTGCAGCGCAACCTTCGTCCCCTTGGGATGATCCGAACTTCAAATATCAGGCGGCGTGATGGGCATTTTCGGACCAAGCCGGCGCAGCATCGAGGCTGCCGTCGAGACCGCTGTTGCGACTGCGCTGGACAAGCGCGCATCGATCGAGGACCCGAAGGTTCCGATCTCGTCGGCGAACATCGTGGAATTTCTCGGCCTGCATGGCATTTCCGCCAGCGGTAAGAAGGTGACGATCGACAGCGCCTTGGGCGTTCCGGCGGTATGGGCCGCGGTGAACTTCCTGTCGGGCACACTCGCCGGCCTGCCTTGCACGCTCTATCGGCGGACGAAGAGCGGCCGGGAGAAGGCCACGGGCAGTCTCGCCACGATCCTTCACGACGCGGTCAACGACGAGACGTCGTCCTTCGACTGGCGGAAGTCTTTCTTCGACGCGACGTTCACCGGTGGACGCGGGCTGACCTTCATCGAGCGCAACGCGACCGACCGGGTGCTAAACCTCTGGCCCCTGGACCCGACCAGAGCGACCGTCAAGCGCATCGACGGCAGGAAACTATATGAGTACCGCGACGGCCGGCAAACCCACACCTACGCCGCCGCCGAGATCATCGACATGGCGTATATGCTGCACAGCGACGGGCTGCGGCATCGCTCACCGATCCTAACCAACAAGGAGGTTATCGGTCTCGCGCTGGCGGTGACCGACTACGGGGCCAAATTCTTCAACAATGGCGGTGTGCCGCCCTTCGTGCTCACCGGCCCGTTCGGCTCCCCCGGGGCCCTGACACGATCCTCAGCGGACATGGAGCAGGCCGTCAAAGAGGCGGCGGAGAAGCGCAAGCTCGCCCTGTCGCTTCCGAGCGGCCATGACATCAAGTCCATCGGCGCCGATCCGGAAAAGTCGCAGCTCGTCGAGCTCCAGCGCTTTATCATTGAGCAGATTGCCCGGATCTACTCGCTGCCGCCGGTCTTCCTGCAGGACCTGACCCACGGCACCTTTTCCAACACCGAACAGCAGGACCTGCACCTGACCAAGCATACGCTGACCAGGTTGGCGAAGCAGTTCGAGCAGGAGCTAAACCTGAAGCTGTTCGGACGCGCCAGCAATCGGCAATACGTCGAGCTCAATCTCGACGGCCTGCTCCGCGGCGACTTCAAGAGCCGGATGGAAGGCAACGCCCGCGCGATCCAGACCGGCCAGCTCACGCCGGACGAGGCACGCGAGATGGAGAACCGGCCGGCGATGGGCGGCGCGGCCGCAACGCTTCACATGCAGGGCGCCATGATGCCGATCGACAAGCTCGGCCAGCAGCCGGCGCGCGGCATCGGCGACAATGGCGGGCCCCCGCTCGACGATCAGCAACAGGAAGACGGCAATGGAAATTGAACGGCGTGGTGGCATCCCGGCCGAGATCAGGGCCGACGACGAAGGGGTGAAGGTTGCCGGCTATGCGGCGGTGTTCAACCAAGTGACGGATATCGGCGATTACTTCCGCGAAGTGTTCCTTCCCGGCGCCTTCGACAAGTCGATGGCCAAGGACGACGTGTCGTTCCTGATCCAGCATCGTGACCTGCCGCTGGCGCGCACCCGCTCCGGCACGCTGAAGCTCGCCAGCGATGCGCACGGGGTCAGGATGGAAAGCACGCTGGACGCGGCCGATCCCGACGTCGCCCGCATTGTACCGAAAATGAAACGCGGTGACCTCGACAAGATGTCGATCGCGTTCCGGGCGGTGAAGGAGCGTTGGGACGATACTCAGGATCCGCCTTTACGCACTGTCGAGGAAGCCATCCTTTACGATGTCTCGATTGTCACCGATCCAGCCTACCAGGGGACAGAGATCGGCCTGCGCTCGCTCGAACGGCATCGTGAGCAGGCCCGCCGATCGCAGAACTTCCATGCGGCGCAGCAGCGTATCCGCATGAAGATGAACCTCGCGCTGAACGAGCGAGAGAACGGCAAGTAGCGCCTGCTGCTGCCTATCCACGTCACCAACCGAAAGGAAAGATCATGACCGCACAGCTCAAGGAGCTGCGCGAGCAGCAGGCTCGTATCGCCACCAACGCTCGCGCCAAGTTCGAAGAGATCAAGGATGACACGCCGGCGGAACGCGCCGCGGAGATCGAGCGCGAGTTCGACGCCATGATGGCGGAATATGATGCCCTCGGCGCCAAGATGGAGCGCCTGAAGAAGCTCGAGGAAGCCGAGGCCCGCTCCAACACTCCCGATCCGCGCCGGCCGAAAGGCGATACTGTCCAGCAGCGTGGTGCCGGCGATGAGGATCAGACACCCAAGTACGACGATGTCTTCGCCAAGGCGGTCCGCTTCGGTGCTGCCACGCTCGACGTCGAGGAACGCTCGATCTTGATAACTGGTCGCGCCGACGTGCCGGCCGAACTTCGTGCCCAGTCAGTCGGAACCGATACCGCTGGGGGTTACACGGTGCCGGAAGGCTTCTCGGGCGAGATCGACAAGGCAGTGAAGGCCTGGGGCCCGATGTGGGACACGGAAATCGTTCGCGAACTCAACACCGCGACCGGCAATGACCTGCCGTGGCCGACTGTCGACGACACTGCCCAGGAAGGCGAGGACAAGGCGGAGAATGAGCCCGCTACCGACGACAGCTCCGGCGATGTCACCTTCGGCCGAGCCGTGCTCAAGGCTTACATGGTCGACACCAAGATTGTCCGCATTCCGTACGAGCTGCTTCAGGACTCGGCGTTCGATATGGAGTCCCTGCTGACCGACCTGTTCGGTGAGCGTCTCGGTCGTCGCGCCAACAAGCAGCTCACCGTCGGCACCGGCAGCAACCAGCCCACGGGCATCGTGACTGCCTCCGGCCTCGGCAAGACCGCGGCGTCGGCAACGGCTCTGGCGTCCGACGAGCTGGTCGACTTGGTGCACTCCGTCGATCCGGCCTATCGCGCGTCGCCGAAGTGCCGGTGGCAGTTCAACGACACCACCCTCGCCTCGATCCGTAAACTGAAGGACGGCCAGGGCAATTATCTTTGGCAAATGGGCGACGTCCGCACCGGCGAACCCGATCGGCTCCTCGCCCATCCCTACTCGGTCAACCAGGCGATGGCGAACATCGCAGCGAGCGCCAAGCCGATCATCTTCGGTGACCACAGCCGCTACGTCGTGCGCAAGGTTCGCGGCTTCACCGTCCTCACCTTGCGCGAGCGTTATGCCGAGAATTTCCAGATCGGCATGATCGGCTTCAAACGGTTCGACGGCGCCTTGCTCAACAACAAAGCCGTCAAGCATCTCGCCATGGCTTCTGGAGCGTAGGGCTTCGGCTTTGCAAGGCGGGTGGCTTCGGTCACCCGCTCTCAAAATCGAAGGAGCGACGTCATGAAAATCAAGATGCTGACCAGCATGTCCGGCCCGACCACTCAGCGGAACAGGGGGGACGAAATCGACGTGTCGGCGGCCGAGGGCGGCCGACTTATCAAGGCGGGCTTTGCTGAGTCTGTCCGGAACATGCCTCGCGAGAAGGCGACCGGCCGCGCGCCGCGCGAGACGACAACCGCGGAGCCTTCCTCTGAGGGTGATGAACCACCTGCGACCGAGGAAACGGCAGACCCCGCAGCATCTCATCCCGACGGCCAAAGCGATGCTGCCCAAGCAGGCGATGGAAGCGGCGAATAGTCATGTGGGACCGGATCGAGCGGCTGGAGCAGCCCAAGGCCGAGGCATTGACCCTGGACGAGGTCAAGCAGCAATGCCGCATGGAGCCTGATGATAATGACGACAAGGTATTCCTTGAACGCTGCATTAAGGCCGCGCGCCAGATGGTCGAGGGGCCGGAAGGGGCCGGCTTGGGCATCATGGCTGCGCTGTGGCAGCTGACCCTCGATTGCTTCCCGACCGAGATCCGCATTCCGATGGGGCCGGTGCTCAAGATCGAGAGCATCACCTACATCGACCCAGCCGGTGCGGAGCAGACGCTTCCGGCAGCTTTCTATCATTGGCGCAAGGGGTTCCTCGAGGCTCGCATCCAGCCGGCCTCCGGATCATGGTGGCCAGCCACGCGCGATCAGCTCGGCGCCGTCACGGTGACATTCACGGCCGGCTACCCCGGCACGGAGAAGGAGCCACCAGACCCGTCGATGGTGCCGGAAAGCCTGCATGTCGCCATGCTGATGTTGATCGCGCATTGGAACGACAACCGCGAAACCAGCATCATCGGCGAAGTCCCAGCGGATGTTCAGTTCGGCTTCGACGCCATCCTCGACCAGTTTCGTGTCGGGAGGATCGCATGAGGCGCGGCGCTGGCCTGCTCCGAGACAAGGTCCATTGCCAGAAGAAGGGACCGGCGGTCGACGATTTAGGGAACGAGGTTCCTGGCGGCAGCACCTGGACTACCCAATTCACTGTCAGGGCCGGTTTGCGCCCGCGCAATGGCGGTGAGAGCATCATCGCCGGCCGCCTGCAGGGCGTGCAGCCTTACATCGTCACCGTCCGCCAGAGCAGCCAGACGCGCCAGATAAGGACCGACTGGCGGCTGGTCGACGCTCGCGACGAGAAGCGTGTCTTCGCTGTCCGCACCGTCGCCGATCCCGACGGCAAGCGGGCATGGCTGGAAATGCTCGTCGAGCATGGAGCGGCCGCCTAATGAAACGATTGATCAGGTTCTTCAATAACTATCGCCTCACTCGGTGCCTGCAGCCGTACAAGGGTCGCCTGCACGCCATCCGGCTAGGGTGGCTGTATTCGGGCTGGGGCCTGTGATGGCGATCAAGGCGAAGTTCCTCGGCCGCGAGGCGGTCATGAAGCGCCTCAACAAGCTTGTGCCCGACGCCGAAACGGAATTGGCCCAGGCGCAGCTTGAGGTCGCGCAGGAAGCCGCAAGGCTCATCGCAGCCAGGGCTCCGGAAGGCGACAGCGGCGAATACAAGCGGAGCATCCAGGGCGACAGGATCGCGAACCGGCCTGGTCAGCAGCGTGTCGTCAGTACCAACGAGACGAAGGATAATAACGCGACGGGCGTCTTCGCTGAGTACCTCTGGAGATGGCTGGAGTTCGGCACGAAGAAGCGCGTGGTTGAGAAGACCGGCAAAAACGCGGGCAAGATGATACCGCGGCCGCACGTCATGCCGACATGGCGTGCCTATCGGAAGAAGGCGCGGCGGAAGATGGCGACAGCGGTCAACAAGGCCGTCCGACGGGCCAAGGGCAAGTAAATGGCTGCACCATCCAGAGAATTGGTCCTGTTCGCTCGCGACAGGCTGTTGAAGGCTGGGAACGTATCCGCGCTGGTCGGCAATCGCGTCTGGTACCGGGCGCCTGACGACGCGGCGTTCCCCTACATCGGCGATTTCGAAACGTTCGCGCTCCGCGACGACGCGACATGCGTCAACGGCAGCGACATCACCATGAACGTCCATGTCTGGACCCGCGACGGGCTGGATCCGCTTCAGGATGCTCGGGCGATCGCATACGAGGTCGCCCAGGCGCTGCATGACTATCCCCTTCCGTTGCCGTCCAACCACCTGGTTACGCTGGAGCACCGCGGCGATCGTGTCTTCTACGATCAGGACGGCTTGACCGGCCACGGCGTCGTCGAGTTCCGCGCCATCACGCAATCGACCTGACCCGGCGGCTTGCCGGATTTCCAACTGAAAGGAAGCGACCATGCCCCAGCAAAAGGGACGTACCCTGCTGATCAAAATCAGCAATGACGATGCCGATCCCGGCCCAGAGACCTTCAGCAATCTCTGCGGCCTCACGACACGCAGCTACAACATGTCAGCGAATGACGTCGACACTACTATTCCGGATTGCGAAGACCCTGGCGGCCCCCTGATCAAGACTGGCGAGCCCGGTATTCAGAACCGAGTGTTTTCCGGCAGCGGAAAGTTCGTTTCTGGCGCAAATTCGAAGAGGCTCCTCGATCATGTTCGCGCCGGCGAGATATTCAGGGCTCAGATCGTCGTGCCTGGCGACGGCACCTACACAGGTCTCTGGTATGTGACGGATTGGGAATTCAGCGGAGAAATGGAAGGCAATATGGACTTCTCCGGGACCTTCAACCCGGCCAGCCCGCCCGCTTTCGTCGCTGAGGTCTGAACATGGGTGATCTTCCCGTGAATGGCGCGCGGGGCGAAGCCGCCCTGCGCATCGGCAGCGTCGACCTGGTGATCGCGGCCGAGATTGGGCGGCTCGCGGCTGTCTCGACGGCACTGGAATGCAAGTCCTTTATTGATCTGTACCAGCGGCTGCTTGGTGTCGAGATCGCAGCGACGATGGCCGGCATTCAACACCTTACCGTCAGGGGCAATGCGGCAGCCGCAATCGCACAGATGCGTTTGAAGGATCTGCCGGCGTGCAAGGCAGCGTTCGCGGCGACGCTGTCTCATCACCTCGGCGATGACGAGGGAAAAGGCGGGGCCGCCGGCAAGGCGGCACGCCGCAAGAAGCCTTCCCCTGGCGCGACTGGCTGAAGATAAGCTTCAAGATAGGCTGGCGCCCTGCTGAATTCTGGACCGCGACCATCACCGAATTCTTCGATGCGATCGACGCGCACAATGAGATGCACGGCGGGCCGGCCAAACCGGAAGCGCCGACCGACGACGAGATGGCCGATTTGCTGGCTCGGTACGGGTGAGCCTAGTCGGCCTACTCGATCGGAGGATTCTTTGCGGTTCTCAATACCCGGCCGGCGCTATGCCAAATCCGATATCCGTTTGCGCAGTCGACGAAGACGACAACATTGTCACGCGTACTCTTATCCGACAAATCGCTGAATAGAACGCGATCGCAGTTTTCATCCCTTGCCATTGCTTGGGCTCCGGCGACGCGTGCCAACTGAATTTCGTTCAGAACGAACTTCTCACCAAACTTGGCAAACGTCTTCGGGTAGTTCGCCTGGTCATATGGCTTCAGATCAGCCGAGGATAGTTTTCGGCCGACGTCGTCGGCCATGCCTTGTGAGCTGATCAGGACGGCGATCCCAGCCAGCAATAGCAGTTTTCCTTTCATAGAGCGCCCCCAATGGCATCCGATCTTGAGCAGCTAGTTCTAAGCATCAGCGCTGACACGCGTCAAATCCAGCGAGCGATCAAAAAGCTTGAGGGTGATACCGGCGCCAGCACGAAGCGGATTGAGCGCCAGTTTGATAGTCTCGGCAGAAAGGTCGGCCGGTCGTTCGACGGAATAGTCAGGGCGGCAAGGGGCGCTCTTGCTGGGCTGGCAGCTGCGTTCACGCTCAGGGAAGCGCAGCGCCTGATCGACGCCTCAACCCGCATCGAGAATTCCCTGAAGGTCGCCGGGTTGGCCGGTGCCGAACTGACGCGCGTCTACGATAGGCTCTTCGAGAGCGCGCAGAAAAATGCCGCTCCGGTGGAAAGCCTTGTGACGCTGTATGGTCGCGCTGCGATCGTGCAAAAGGAACTGGGCGTCTCGACCGAGGAACTGCTTCGGTTCACCGACAATGTCGCCTTGGCTCTCCGTGTGGCCGGTACCGATGCGCAGTCTGCCTCCGGAGCGCTGCTCCAGCTGTCCCAAGCGCTCGGTTCCGGCACCGTTCGCGCTGAAGAGTTCAACTCGGTCCTTGAGGGCGCCCTTCCAATAGCGCAGGCCGCCGCTGCCGGTCTCGAAGAGGCCGGGGGGTCGGTTGCAAAGCTGCGACAGCTCATCGTTGACGGCAAGGTCTCGTCCGAAGCGTTCTTCCGTGCCTTCGAGGCAGGTAGCTCGATCCTGCGCGACAAGGTGGCCGGTTCTGCGCTCACCACGGAACAGTCAACGACAAAGCTCTGGAATGCGCTGACCAAGGCCGCCGGCGAATTCAACAAAGCGACGGGTGCCAGCGAGAACTTCGCGGGCGGGTTGGGCAAGGTGGCCGAAGCCATCGCCGCATTCGACATGTCGGGTTTTATCGAGGAGATCCAGAAGGGCGCCTCGGCGCTCGATCAGTTCTTCGATCGGCTCGGCAACGCTCAGATCTTTCACGACTTCAACAAACGCTTCGGCATCCTGTCTAAGGAGAACCTTGCCGCCTACGGCATGAGCCTGCCGCCCACTGCGGGACCCGATGGCGTAAGGACCACCAGTGGAAAGCAGGGAAGGGTATCGAGCCCAATCGATCGCAGGACCGCGCAAGCCTTTGGCGACACAACAGCGGCAAAGACAGTATCGCTGTCGGACTTTGACGCGCCGGAAAGTAAGAACAAGGGCCGGTCGACCAGGGAACGTGCCGACGAGTATGAGCGGCTGTCGAAGCGCATCTCCGAATCGACGTCGGAACTGGTCGCGGAAACGGAAGCCCTGCGTGGCCTCAATCCGCTGATCGAAGACTACGGCTATGCGGCCGAACGGGCTCGCCTCGAACGCGAACTGCTGAACGCGGCGGAGGAGGCAGGAAAGCAGATCACGCCTCAGCTCAGGGCCGAGATTGCCGCCCTGGCTGATCAGTATGGCCTCGCCGTCGCCGAGAGCGCTCGCCTGGCGGAAAGCCAAGACGAGTTGCGGCAGTCCTTCGAGGACATGCGCGACCTTGGCAAGGACATACTGGGGGGCTTCGTCAGCGACCTAATCGAGGGAAGATCGGCAACAGACGCGCTTGCCGGCGCGCTCTCCAAAGTCGCTGCGCAGCTCGTCGAGATTGGTCTGAACGATCTGTTCGGAAAGTCCGGAAGCGGCTCCGGTACCGGCATTCTCGGCGACTTCATCAGCTCCATGTTCGGCGGCTTCCGAGCGAGCGGCGGACCTGTGCAGGCGGGCAAAGCCTACGTCGTCGGTGAGAAACGGCCCGAGGTGTTCGTCCCGGAACAATCGGGCACGATCCTGCCTGCGATTCCTCGCATGCCGGCTGCGGTTGCTCCCGCCGGTGGCGGTGGCGTGACATTCGCCCCCTCGCTGACCATCCATGCGCCGAATGCGCAACCAGGCGTGAGGGCCGAAATCGCAGCGGCCGGCAAAGAGCTCATGGATCAGATGCGCCGCGAGTTCACGCCCAACGTCAAAAAGAGCCTGCTTGAGCTCAAGACACATGGTGCGATCTGATGGCGGTCGTTGCACTTCCCGATGTGCGGTTCCAGGTTGGGCGCCCGAGGCTGATCGACAGCGTGTCGGTGTCGCGGACTGGGCAACGGGCAATTTCCTTCGTCGAGACTGCTGACCCGTTCTGGGAAATCCCGATGCGGACTATCCCGCTCGACGCCTTTGACCTCGCACGTGTCGAGGCCTTCCGGGAAGTGACCCGGCAGGGCCGGAACACGGTCCTCTACACGCCCAAGCACGTCTGTCTGCCTCAGGCGTATTGGGGGAACCCTGATGCGCCCGCTCTCGCGAACCCAGGATCTGTGATCGTCGCATCCGGCAATTCGCTATCCTTCAACACCGTCGACAACGGCTTGACCCTGATGCCTGGGGATTTGATCGGCCTGGAGAGTGTCGGCGACTACCGCGCAATGGGCCGGATCATTACCGGCGGGGTCGCGGCCGGTGGTGCCATGTCGGTCACCGTCGAGCCTCCGATCCCGCCATATATCGCCGTTGGCGCGATGGTGCGCTTCAAGGATGTCACGCTTAACACCAGGGTTCTGCCGGGCTCGTTTTCGATACCTGACGAATTCAGGCCTGTTGCGTCCTTCACCCTCATCGAGGTGCCGCGATGAGCTTTCCGGCACGCCTTGAACAGCTCCTCGAGGAAGGGCGCATCGCGATCCGAGGCATGGTCAAGTTCCAGCTCGGTACCGGCACCTATGGCTTCTGGACCGGGAACTACGACCTTCCATGGGATGGGATCGTGTATCGGCCGAACCAGCTCATCTCGATCGAGGACCGCAGTTTCGGGGTAGGTCTCGAAGGGAGTGGCTTCAAGATCGAGCTGCCGGCAAAGGCCGATTTCGGCGTCACGCCGGACCTCCTACTGCAGATCGAGCAGCTGGATTACAAGAACAGGCCGGTGACGGTCTATGAGGCCTATTTCGATCCGGACACGCGGCAGCTGCTGCATGTCGAGGCGATCGACTACGGCTACATCGACATCATCGACCATGTGAATGAAGACGGGCAGCTGAAGCTCGTCGGCAAGGTCATGACAGGGGCGATCGACAACCATCGCGACGGCTACCGCTCGGCCAGCCATGAAGATCAGCAGCTCGTGTCGCCCGGCGACATGGGTTTCGAGCACGCTGGCCGCGTGAAGACCGAAGACTTCGACATCGAACTATAGGCCTCTCCAATATGCCGAAAGCACTGACCCGGTTGCCCGACTGGGACCGTCGCCTTGCGCGCGTCACCGAAAAGCACATGGCCCTGCCTGGCGTGTGGGGCGAAAGCGATTGCCTGCTGACCGTGGCCGACGCGATCGAGGCCGTCACTGGAAAGGATCTCGCCGTGCGCATCCGCGGAAAGTATTCGAGCGAGATAGGCGCCGCGAAGCTCATGCGCCGCCGCGGCTGCGCCAATGTCGAGGAAGTGCTTGCCAAGCGCTTCCCACCTGTCGGGCGGCTGCTCGCCAAGCGCGGCGATGTCGGCACTGTGGAACGTCAGGGCGTGCTCGCCGCCGGCTACATCACCGAATACGGCATGGCCGTGAAAACAGAGCGCGGCCTCGAATTCGTGCCTCAGACCGACATTCGCAGCGCATATCAGGTCGGCTGATCGATGTCCTTTATCCCTCCTCTGATCCTTGGCGTCGGCAAGGCCGTCGCCGGCATCGCGACGTTCCTGTCGAGCGGCACCATCCTGGCCGGCGTCGCCAAGTTCGGCCTTGGCCTCGCCGCTCAGTTCGCGATCGGTCAGATCCTCGCGCCAAAGCCGCAGGCCCAGGCCATGCTGCTGCAGACGGCCTACGGCGAGAACTTGGCCAGGACCGTCGCCATGGGGCGCGTCGGTACGGCCGGCCACCACATTTACCGCAACTCGCATGGCAAGGGCGGCCGCCGTATCCAGGACGTCTATGTCCTGTCGCATTTCCAGTCGCGTGGCATCACGCGCATTCGCTGGAAGGGCAACTGGCACACGCTCGACACCACCTTTGACCATCCGGATCTCGGCTATCGCATCGCGGGCACCGGGAAGGCATTTGCCTGGGTCAAGTTCTATCGTGGGACCATGGGCCAGCCGGCAGATCTGTATCTGCAGTACATGTCCAATCCCGCGGGTCGCTGGACGCCTGCACACCGCCTCGCTGGCGTGTCCTATGCTGTGGTGAACTTCAACCTCGAACGGGAGGATATGCCGCAACCGCTTGAGTTCTTCGTCGAGCTCGAAGGCGGTCTCTTCTATGACTGGCGCAAGGACAGCACCGTCGGCGGCACCGGCTCGCAGCGTTGGGACGATCAGTCGACGTGGGAGTTCACGACCAACCCTGTCGTGATGATGTACGCTCTGGAGCGCGGCATCTACAACGGCACGGAACGCATGGTCGGCAAGGGCGTCTCGCCTTCGCGTCTGCCGCTGGCCCAATGGACCGTTGCGGCGAACATCTGCGACGAGGTGGTCAACGGAAAGCGGCGATATGAGGCGGGTTTGCTCGCCGTCTCAGGTCAGGGATCGACCCATGCTGCGAACATGCAGCCGCTGCTTGATGCCTGCGCGGGCTCGTGGGTCGAGACTGCCGCCGGCGAGTATCCGATCGTCGGCGCCAATCAGGCCGTCGTAGCGACCTTCACCGATCACGACATCGTTCCGGACGAGCCGTATCGCTTTTCCCACAAGCGCACCCGCACCGAACTGGTGAACACGGCGGCCGGAAGCTTCGTCAATCCGGAGACCTTTTACGAGACCGCACCGCTCGCACCTCGAATCGATCAGCAGGCCATTGCGGTCGATGGCGAACGCCTGGCGGTGTCTATCCCCTACACGGCCGTCAACACGACAGAGGTCGGCGACAGGCTGCTCGACATCGCGATCCGAGCCAGCCGCTATCAGGCCAACGCCGAAATCTGCCTGCCTCCCAAGTTCTTGCGGATCAACCCCGGCCGGTGGGTCCGCTTCAATTCGGCGAAGCATGGCGACCGCAAATTCGTCGTCTTGCAGAAGCGTCTCGGCTCGGTCGGCACCAACTCGGCCCGCAACGTCTACCTGACCCTTCAGGAGGTCGGTGACGGCATCTTCGATCCGACAGCCTATGTTACGGTGCCGCCGGATGGGATCGTGCCGGGTGCGCCCGACTACCTGGGCGAGGTCGACAATTTCAGGGTTGCAGCGGTCACGCTGCAGGACGAGAACGGCGCAAAGCGACCCGGTGCTCAAGCGCGATGGAATCCGATCGAAGATCCGACGGTCACCGGCGTCGCTCTTCGTTGGCGGCCGGTCGCGCAGCCGGATGCCGTGTTCTATGACCAGGTCCCGAACGATGTCACGTTCTACCAGCTCGAGAACGGGCTCACGGCGAACAGCGATTGGGAGGTCAGCACACGGCTGATCACCAGCCCGGCGCGCGCGGTTGCCTGGTCGGCGTGGACACCGTTCCGGACCACGGATGCCCGCATTGGCGGCGTGGACATCTACGACGGCGCAATCGATCTCGCGAAATTCGGGCAAGACGCCCGCGCATTCCAAAACTATATGGGCGCCGGCTTCCGCGATGCACTCGAAGAGATTGAAAGCCTTGCCACCTATTCGATCGACCAGGATTTCCGCAACTTCGCGGACAAGAGCTCGCTGAGGCGTGAACTCGTTCTCCAGTCCGGTGCGCTAAAGGCGACTGTCGACGAGAGATTCACGGTTGCGCTCGGCCCAAACTCGGCGATTGCGAACAAATTCGTGGAGCTGACGGTCGAGATCGCCGGCAAGGCCTCCGCCTCTGCATTGGAAGCCGTCACCATCCAGGTCGAGGAAATCGACGGGATTGTCACGGCGCAAGCCGCATCGATCGAGAGCCTCAAGGTTGAGGTCAACGGCAAGGCATCTGCCGAGGCGTTTGAAGCGCTTCGGCTGCAGATCGATGGCAGTGGCGGCATAGCGGAGCGCCTGAGCGGCGTCGAGTTCACCATGGACGGGGTGACAGCATCGTCGCGGGTTCGGACGTCGGCCGGATACACGCCGGGGACAGGCTTTGCCGTCCGCTTCGGGTGGGAGGGCCGCATCAGCACCTCCGCCAATTATAGAGCCGCCTTCTACATCGACGTCTCGGCAACGACTGCTCGGGCCGTGTTCGAAGTGGATTCGTTCATCATCGCTTCGGGAGCGAACTTGACCCAGCCTTTCGTCTTCACGGGCGGCGTTGCGTACATGGAGAACGCGCGCCTCGGCACGCTCTATTTCAACCGGCTCATGTCGAACAACGGCAAGTTGATCATCGACGGTTCTGGCAACAACGCCTCGATCGAGATGTGGACATGAGCCGCCTCTTCTTCGGCTGGAAAGAGGGCGTCGGGCATGTAATCCGGATCGTCGCCAGCAACGCTCATGATCCGAAGACGCACCCGAAATCCGATATCGGCGCGTTTCTGTTCGACAGCGAGAACGCCGCGATCGGCTATGGGGATCTGCGGGCCAATGTAACGGTAAACCCGAACAGCTTGGTTTGGGTTAATGCGGTCTGGACCGACAACTACATCAACGGCCAGGTCAACGCGCGAACCTGGGGGTATGGCTCAGGGGGCGGCATCCTTGAAATCCTCGCGATACCGTCGACTATATTCCCGAGCCTGAATTCGTTTTATTTCATCACCTTCGACGACACGGCATGGAAGCAGGTTTGGTCATCATATGGGATGGCTTATCCCGGCAGCAGCGACACGTACAATGTGACGCGTCGCGGCTCTGCGGATCGATTCCAATCGATGACCGTGCCCACAAACACGGGCGGCGTGTGGGGAGCCACGGGCTATTCCTATCTCGACCCGAGAAGCACGCTAACCGACACCGATCCCAATGCCCAGATCGGGACAGGGGCTTCCACGGTCAGCATCGGGGACATTCCAACAAAGCGCTTCTCGTTCTACAGCCTCGACCTTCCGGTCGACAGCACCGCTTATCCGCTGGTACCGCCCGGCCCGCCGACGCCGGGCATGATGGCGGTCCAGCTCGATTCGAGGCTTGGCATCGCCAAGATGGCGAAGACGGGGTTCGACGCCAGAACTGCGAATTCCGACCAGCTGTTATTCGACAGTTCGAAGATCCCCATGAAGGTCATCCGGACCGGCGGGAATTTGATCATCAATCCCGGCGCTGTCGCCGGAGTGCCGCTCGGCGCGGCTTACGACACGTCGATCTTCGTCGACTACATGGTGCAATCGACTGGATCAGGAAATCTGTGGCTGCCGGCGTGGCCGGACAATCCGGCGCTCTTTCTGAATGTCCAATACCGCATCAACGGGTCGACACTGGAATTTTACAACACCAGCTCAGTGCAGGTGTCCGTGCGCTATGTCGTCATGGCCGCTGATAGCCTGGCGCCCTCGGTTGGTACTGCCAAGGTGTATGATGCGGTCGCCGATAGCCATTTTGTGATCCGCCGCCCCGGCTCGGCCGGAACGCGGCTGAAAGACACGATCGTCGACAGTCGTCTGGCCTATCTGCCGATCGTGCAACAGGGATGGGTGCCGTTCAGCTCGTTTGTGCCGTCTAGCGGTCCCGCTGGCACGCACCAATATACAGCGAGTTGGGCAAACCCTGGCAACTTCAAGCCGTGGGTCTTGGCGAAGGCGGCGCGACAGCACAAGACAACGGGGCAGATCGTCTATCAGGACTTCTTCGCCAAATACATCAGCCAGTACAGCTACTTCTCGGACAGCACCTTCATGTGCAGCCTGACCGACACGGCGGCGGCCTTCTACGCGTCGAACGGCAACAGGTTTGAGGATGCATACCGGCGAGACATCTCGCCGCCACAAGTGGTCCGAACCTCGTCCTACACGACGATCGGCATCCGCTACTACGTCTTCGCCATCCCGACCAACCTCTGAATGAGGGACACCATGTCCAAAGCCGATGAGGCCCGCGCGAACCGCGAGGCCAATCACCCCGACGCGCCCGCCGAACAGCCGGCACCGGTTGCATCCGAAGCCGAACAGCCGCCCAAGGCATCGCTGGGCCCGCTCGGGCAGTTCTTCCGACGCGAGGCTGAGTTCTATCGAGGGGAGGCGCTGAACATGGCCGTGATGCTCGAGCGCCTGGCCACGGCCGAGAAAGAGTAACCATGTCGGACACCCTCGACTACACCGACGGCACGATCACGCTTACTCAGGGATCGTCGGACTTCACGACGGTAGGTTCCGCGCTGGTGGCGGTCGACATCCGAGCTGGCGACACGATCCTGATCAAGGGCTGGAGTGCTGTCATCGCCTCCATAACCGGCCAGAATTCCGGCACGTTGGCGGAGCCTTGGGCCCAAGCGACGCAGACGGATGAGCCGCTCCGCATCCGTCGCGCGCCGATCGTCAGCCGCCTCACTGCTTTCGTCCAGAACCTGCTGCAACGTCTGGACAACGGCAATCTCGAAGCTCTGGCCGCCCTCAACCTGGTTGGCGACCAGATGATCTATTCCAACGGCCCGGGCAGCCTGACGACAGGTCCATTCAAGGACTTTGCCAAGTCCTTCCTGGGCTCCGTTGATTCCGCCGCGGCGCTTGATGCACTTGGCGCTACCGACATCGGCAAATTGCTGATTGCTGCCGCCAATGCCGGCGCTGCACAGGATGCCATTGGCGCGTCCGCCACAGGCAAGGCTGTGCTTACGGCCGCCAACCAGGGGGCGGCACAGGACGCGGTTGGCGCAACCGTCGTTGGAAAGGCCTTGATCATTGCCGTTGACCAGGCGGCGGGGCGAGCAGCGATTGCCGCTCAACAACAGGATGATCAGCTTTCAGCTATTGCAGCTCTCACCGGCCTGGGTGGTGCCTTCATCAGATGGACTGGCGCATCGTCGGCGGTGATGCAGGCGATACGAGGTCAATGCTCTCAAACCGATAGCGTACCGACTGGAGCGCTATTCGAGTTTTTCTCAAACGCCAATGGCGATTGCCTGCGATCCGCAGGCGGTGCGCAGATATGCTATTCCCGGTTAAATTTCGGGGGCACTGGTGCAGGGATTAGGACTGTGAACTGGACCTACCCCGCCGCCTTCGCCCACGACCCGATATTGCTTGGCTCTCCTGAAGGCTTCGGCGAGGCCTTCAGGTTCGTTGGCATTTCCGGTCCTGGCAAGCCGGGGCCAACCGTCGCAGCGGCCTCCATTGAGGTCACCTCTGCCGGCGCGGGGACAGTCATATGCCAGGTCGCGACAATCGGGAGGTGGTTTTGATGCGCGTCTCGTTTTCTCCGCAGCGTCGCGACGACAATCTGGTGGTGTCCAAGCTCGGCGACATCCTCACGATCAACGGCAAGGCCTTCGATTTCTCGCCTCTGCCCGATGGAGCAACCATTCCGGCCGGCGAAGTGCCCTGCGAATGGATCATTGGACCGGTGGAGCGCATTGCTGGCGACCTTCAGCTAACGCTGCTCCTGCCGCATGGGCCGGATCCTTCGGGGGCGGTTGCCTTTCCG